AGTTCTTCGCCCATGCCTTTTTTCAGAGCTTCTACGAACGTCGTCTTGCCGTTGCGTCCCGGGCCGTAGATGATGGGGATGATCTGTTCTTCCTTTTCCCCGGAGGCGATATAGCCCACGAGGCGCTTCACGAAGCCGATGGTGGCCGTGTCGCCGAGGAAGATGCCGTTGAGAAAGTGGGTCCAGTTCATATCCGCCTCCATGCTTTCCAGTTTTTGAGGTAGAGCAGGACAAAGACGCTATTGAGGACCACCAGGGCTAGATCGTTCCCCCAGGCCGTGACGATCCAGCATGCCGAGCCGGCCAGGCCAACGAGATGGCCCACCGCGAGCTTGCGGCCGATCAGGTAGACGCTGGCCAGAGTCAGGCCGGCGGCGATCCAGGTAAGTAGGGTCATGCACTCATCTCCATTCCCTTGTCCTGGCCAGCGTCCTCGGCTTCGGCAGGGCGCGGATCGAACCGCCCGGCCAGCCTAGCCGGGACATGGTCGCGGCAGTATTCAAGGACCTCGCCCAGGCCCAGACGGTCCATGCAGTAGGTCCAGAGCTTTGGGTGGGAGTGGCGAAGTTGATGGAACCGCGTAGGCTCGGATTCCATTTGCAGGCCGAAGGCGCAGAACACACAGCCGGTCCCGTCCACGCCTGTGGTTCGGAACTGGCCGCCCTCCTCCACAATTTCGCCGTAGACTTCGGGGATGGCGATTTTATGCCGCTTGATGCATGCCCACACGTCCTGTTTGGTCCAGATCGCCATGGGCATGGATCGGGGGGACTTCATGTCGTAGGCGTTGCAGCCATGCTGCAGGAAGCTTTTCTCCCGAGCTTGGCTGTCACTGGCCAGGAGCCCCAGGAACGGCATGCGCCCGGTCATGCGCTGATACCGACGGCTCGGTTCCTTCTTCATGATGTCGCAGCACCGGTCGCTCGTCTCGAACGGGGCGTCGATCAAGAATCGCCAGCGATTGGGGGTTCGGAATCGGGCCGCCGTCTCACCAAAGCGGTTGATGCCTTCGTCATACAGTTTGGTGATGTTGGCGTTCTTGGCTGTTGGATGCCGTAGGATGGAGATGCCGCGCGCCACGCGCTTGGAGACGAGGGGCCAGCCGTGGCGCTTGATGACTTCCGTGAACGGGATTTTCGGCCGCACGGTGACGACGTTGGGCGTCCTGGCCACGTGCCGAAGGACCTCGGGGTATTCCAGGCCGGTGTGGCAGAAGACCGCCGGCACTTCGGGGGCAACCTGGTGGACCAGCCACCGCAGCACGGTGGAGTCGGCCCCACCCGAATAGAGGATGTAGACCAGCCCGTCCCAGGCCTCGTGCCAGCAGCGAATGGCGTTCAAGGCATGCGCGATCTTGTCGTCGAGGGTCAGTTCCTGCATTCCGCGCAGCGCAGCATAAGCGGCCGGCGCGATGGGCTTGCCACCGTAGTGGTGTCCAGGTTTAGTAGCCATCTATGCCGCCTCCTTATGGGACCGTAAAAACGCCCGGGTGTGCTCCGAAATGGTGAGAAACGGCCGGCCGCCCCGCCACATGAGCGGGAGGCCCTGGCGTCGGATGGCCGTGGCCAATGAATCGACGGAGGAGATATCCATGGCGCTCTGGGTCGCATTATGGATGCGGAGCAGCTTGGTCAGGGGAATGGAGGTCGCCCCGGGGTATGAGGCCAAATAATGGGCCACAGCCTTGGACAGGCCCTTCCCGCGAGAAAGCTTGTGAAAAGTGGAGGGCGGCGTCTTCCTGGCTGGTGGCGTCCAGGCGCTGGAGAGCAGCCCCTGCAGCCGGTTCGCCAGTCTCTGGTTCAGCTCGTCCTCTCCGCCCAGGGCGATGAGGACCGGCGGGATCGGGCAGAGGAGGCAGCCCGTGCCATCCAAAGCAACTGCCGCCCGGTCGATGCAGCGGGCCCGATCCGTCTCGCCGAAGCCTTGCGGGCAGGTGATGGTGGTCACGCCGCCTCCCCGGCCGCGGCCAACTGGCCCAACGCGCACAATGTGTCGCCTGGCCGGCAACCGGGATCCTTGGCGAGGACGCGCCTGCGGCACTCCTCACGGGTGACGCGCCGGCCCCGACAGTGCTTGCAGGGGTAGCGCTTGCCTTCCCGCATCAGGATGCCGCCAATCTCCGCCCCGGAGGCCGCAGCCAAAAACGTCCTCGTGCTCGTGCCCTTGCCGGAGAACCGCAGGGACAAGTCCCTATCCGAACAGGCAGTCATTAGGGCCACTCCTGGTCAAAGCCCGCTTCGCGCTCGGGCGAGAGGCGGACATCGGAACCGACAACCGGCTTTGGCCGCATGCCGTGCCAGAAGGCCAGCACGAGCATGACCAGGCCGAAGCCGATGAGCACCAGCTCGTCACCGTGCATTCTTCCTCCCTTTGATGACCGTCATGGCGGATCCTTTCTTGCCACCGGCCTTTCGCCCTTCCTCGGGTAGCCGGCCGGTCTGGACCAGCCAGAGGCGATAGAGCCTGTCCCAGGTGGCGAACAAGCGCTCCAGGGACAGGACCTTGTCCGCGAAGGAACCGTCAGGATCCTCCCGGTCGTAGGTCCAGAACGTGGTTTCCACGCGCAGGTCGAACTCCGCGCCTTTGACCTGGACCTTGTAGGCATCGCCGCTGATGCCGAGCGTCAGGGCGCACTCGTGGACCAGCAGGCCGTTTTCCAGGCCGTGTTTGACCTCTTCCGGGTCCGATTCGCCGGTCACAGCCTTGATGGTGACATCGCCGGCGACGTCCGAAAGCGTGAGGCGGTCGAAATTGACGGCGAGGTCGACCCCCGCGACGTCCAGGGAGCCGCCGTCGTGTTCGTACAGCCAGGTCAGGTAGTGTTCCCCTATGTTCTCGGGCCAGTTGTCGGTCCCCTCCGGACACGGCGTCCAGGGATCGACCTGACGAAGGGGCAGATCGAAGGTCGTGCCGAAGAGAAACTGAAACTTGCCGCGCAGGGCCCCGGTCGTGGCGCAAAGCCAGATTTCGGCCTGGGCCGGGTCGGCCGGGTAGATCCAGATCACGTCCGCCATGACCGGCACGGGCACGGCCTGGGACATGAGCGCGAGGTAGACTCGCTCCCGGATCTCCGCTTTTTCGTCCCTGTTGACGAAGGGGATGAGCACCTTTTCCTGGATCTCATCCCGGCGTCGCTCCAGGTACTTCTTGACCTCGGCCCGGGTCCGGACCTCCAGGAGCTTGGGCGGCACGGTCCGTTTGTCCTGGCGCAGGGTCCAGACCAGATGGGCCACCCGGTCCGGAGTGGCCGTCCGCCACTCGCTGTCGGTCGGATCGTCGAAATTGACCCACCCAGCCGACAGCTCATCGGGCAGCGTGTCGATGGGCCGGAAGCCTTTCCTGGCCAGATGCTCGGCCGCCTGCTGCAGCAGCTCCCGGGACGGTTTCCCGGTGAGCCGGTAGCGGGTGATGGGGCTGGCGCGTTTGAGGAAGGGCATTACGCTGTCCTGGCCGGCACGAGGGTGTAGACGTCGGTCCGGGCGGCCCCGGCCAGCACGAGGAGCGTGCTTTTGACCTCGCCCAGGTTGCGGCCGCTGACGGTGTAGAACTGCCCTTTGTGCATGACACGGGCGTCGATGCGATGGAATTTGCGGTTGTAGGAATAGAAAGCCGTTTCCTTGCCGATGGTCAGTTTCCGCGACATGAGGCGTCCTCCCGGTCTCCGGCGGGCGTGGCCAGCATGCGGCCGTCCGCGATGAGTTTCTTTTGGGCAAGTTTTATTCTGAGGAATTTGAAAGCCCCGAGGGATCCCATGACCGCCCCGGCGTCGATCCTGGAAAGACCGGGATGCCGGGCCAGGGCCTGGATGCGCTCGATCACGTCTTCGACCGCATCCACGGCGGGCAGATCCTCGAGGCGGGACATCAGGCCAGCACTCCGAAGGTGCGAATGCTGGTTTCCGGCAGGATCTGTCCGCGAAGCCACTTGAGGATGTCTCGCTGCAGAATGATGCAGCCGGCGTGGGGCGCACGCTCAATAAATCTGGCCGCGAAGGGCCCGGCCAAAATGTCGGCCTGCGGATCCGGCAGCAGGCCGACTGTCCGCACTTCATAGGGCAGCAGGAACTGCGAAAGGATGTTGAGGGCTGTCTCGACCGCCCCATACCCCCGCCGGCCCCACACCCATTCGACACGGGACAGGGTATTGAGCGGGTGGCGGACCAAGCGCGGCAGGTTGGCATAGGTCCGGCCGTCGACGCGGATCAGGATCACGTCCCCGGCAAAGGGCCCGAGCGGCAGCCTGTCCTCGCTTTGGGCGCGGTGGACCTGCTGCAGTATGTCGGTCCAGCATTCGGGGCCAAGGCCGCGCTTGCGGCTCACCGGATCGGTCAGGGGACGATGGCAGTGGGCGCAGGCGTTCATATGGTCCTCGGGGCGACCTGATCGGTCAAATGCGTGGTTCGGGAGAGAAAGGACTCCCAGAGCGGACAGGTCGCGTCCTCGTGGTAGGGCACCGTGGTCCCGCCGCTCAGGTTCTTGGACGAGTGGCCGGGCATGAGTCGGCCGGTCTTGAGATCCACCACGCCGTTGCCCACGGGCAATTGGTCCAGGGGACAGGCCTTCATGACGCCACCCCCGAGGCCAGTTCCGGCCGGGCCGCGTCGTAGCAGCCGCCGCGGCCGAAAGGATCGACGCCGGCCTGCCAGTCGAGCACGTGCTCGGCCAGGACGGGATCCTCTTCGGCGGCCAACCGAATGTTGTAGCGCACGAGCGATTGCGGATTGTCCCGACCGGCCGGGATGCTGCTGTCCGGCGTGACCAGGGATGTCCGGTCCGTGATGACTGTCTCGGGGATCATGACCATGGCGGCTTCCTCTGTTGGGGAGCCGCCTCCGTGTAAGGGCGACGGCTCCGGTTGCCGGTTGCAGGCGGACGGCCGAGATCGGCAACACACGCCCGTTGGGCCTTCCTGGATCGGAGTGTCTCAGCCTCTGCCGGCCGGGATGACGCGCCCGGTGCGCGATTCGCAGGGAGTCGAACTATTTCGAGGCCTGAAGGGATGGACCGTTGCTCCAGCTCTTGGCTGGCAGTCCCCTCCCCCGCCGTTCCTGGCGTTCGGTGGGCACCGGGAGCACCTGACCCTTTCGGCAGAGTGCGCATCGGAACAGCCTACTTGTGTCAGGTGGCGCACCGCCCGGCTCCATCCCTTCAGACCTCGAATCAATGATCACCCAAATCCCGCCGCATCGTTGCCGTTCTCGGCCCATTGCTGGCCCCTACTGATCCGGCTTTGCCTGGCTGTGCCCCCTTCGGGGGCCTGGACCGGCCCGCTATGCGGTGGCCGTCGTTCGGGGTGTCTCGCGTCGTGTTGAAGTCAGATTATCTTTTTCGATAAAGCAGTCAATCCATTCTTTATCGAAAAAGATAAAAAGCGGGCACAGCAAATTCTCTCGCGGCTTGTCACCGCGAAAAAATTGGAGAAACGAGGACTGGGGGAGTTATCTTTTTGTCAGGTCGGCCCACAAGCCGATGACACGGCCGATGATGACCTCTTCCAGGTTGCCGTGGAAGTCATCCTCAAGCGAATAGGTGTCCGGTGGGAATTCTTCGGCGTTGAGCGAGTAGAAGGTGACCATGTCGCGGCCGCGACGGGTAAAAACCTTCACTTTTTTGACAGCTTCTCCTTCGTCAGGGTCTCGCACGAGGAACATGTTCCCCTCGTGCCGAACTTCCTTGTCGAGGCGGTCTACAAACAGGATGTCCCCGGGCTGGATCAGTGGCAGCATGGACCGCTGCTTCTTCGCCACGCGAACAGCCAGCAGGTTTGCCCGCCGCTGGACCAGTGGTTCCGTGGTATCGATAACGACCCAAGAGATTATCCGATCATCCGGGACGAGACCCGGCCCCGCCGCGACCTCACTGGCTACGAGTGGGATGGCGCGAAACTTCTCTGATGAGGGAACAGGCAAGTGCTGCCCCTCCCCATTGTTCAAGATATTGATAAGTTTGACTTCCCTGGAAAGATCGGCGGTTTCGTCCGGGAAAATAACTTTTGCGCCCAACCGCTCCAACCAGGCCAGGTAGTCCTCCGCATTGGTCTGCTTCCCTTGCAATACCTTGTAAAACGTCGCTTGTTTGGCCTTGACCAACAGCGCGACGCGCTTCTTTCCTCCTGGCTGCTCGGTCTGACGCTCGAGCCAGCGGAGAGTCTTTTCGTACAATCCAGGCATGATGCCATTCTCTACTTGGCAAGCATGCATTGGGCAAACCTCTCTTTGTGTAATCATCGTTGACATTGTTATCCAATAAGATAATTCATCCCCATGGACAGACGCGAAACTCTCCGGACGTGGCTGAAAGACCAGGGGCTGACCGCCCAGGCTTATGCCGAAATACGAGGCGTCCCCGCTTCGGTGGTCTACAAGTTCCTGCAGGGCAAGGACATCCGACTCAGCACCTGGGACAGCATTGATCCCGGGACGCTGTGCCCGGCTCTTCCCCCTACCCCGCCTTGGACCCCACCGGATATTCCGCCGTGGGTGCACCTCTCCGAGGGCTCCTTCGCCTGTGTATCCTGCGGGGCCGTCCATGAAGGGCCTTGCGACGCCCGACGTTCGGGCCCCGAAAGCGAGGCCGTGCTGTTCGTCGAGATCCACCGACGGTGTCCGAATCCATGGCCGGGGAGAAAAGCGCCGATCGAAACACTACCGGAAGCCCGGGACAGGGCGAGGACTATCTCATGATCAAACTGGACGCAGACGTGCCCACCACGACGCATGGGTTTTTCAAGTATTCGATTGAAATCCTGGATATATCCGGTTTGGCTCGCATCTTCCGCAAAGAGCACTCGACGCTCTACAAGTACGCCCGGGATCCGGAACGGTTTCCTCCGGGCGAGACCAGACAGGATCCGCTGAGGCGTCTGCTCGTCCTCTGCGCCGACGTCGTAAAGATCGGCGGCCAGCGAGGGGAGGCCGCGGTGCGCGTCGTGGCCGGCATGGTCGCCGATCTGGTCAACTGCGACGTGACACCACGGGATTCAGACATCTGTCCCGACAAGGCGGACGTCAAAGGCGAGTGCCTCGACGACTACCCGCCCCTCGTCCATTTGCACGAGCTCATCGATGAGCACGCCCCCACCCCGGCCGTGCGTGACCAGATGCGCAGCCTCTTCCGTGAGGTCCTCGAGACCGTGGCGGCCTA